TTGCTGTATTTGTCATAATGACTCCTGTGGATTGATCCAGTAATTCCCTCAGAATTGCATATCAATTTGCTTAGAGTCCCCGGCGGCCACCGGGGATTTTTTCTTTGTGATTCCATCAAGCGCATACTTAAAAGCCCTACTAATCGGACTGATGTCTGATGCCATTCCGAAAGCACACAAGACCGAAGCAATAAATCTCCAGTCCGTTCTGCTTATCTTCGATTCATGACAGCCAATCATCTTTGCCAGACCGCGCTGGGTAAGCGTTGACAGGTTGATGAGTAAATCAGTTTCAGCGCGATCAATTTCTCGCTGTGATAGTTTGCTGTAACTTGTTTGTTCCATTTCTTAAGATTTCCAATAGTGAATAGCTAGTTGAAAGGTATGCGTGGAAACGCATATGGCCTTAGTTGGTCAGATATATTGGGACTCGCTTTGTCAGCGACGTAGGACGAATGTCCATTGTGAAAATAGCGGTGTTACTTATGCAGCCAGAAGGTTCTTTTTGCTTATTTCAAGCATTTCGCTTGCTTGATATTTGCCACCAGAAATCTCTTCGATTTTTGATGCGTATTTAGTTTTCCCAAAAAACTCAGTCTTAGGGAGGAAGCCGTTTTTGAGCCACTTATAGACAGCCCTTTCGCTAACTCCACAAGCCTTCGCAACTTCAGGGATGCCGACACCTTTAATCGGCTCATCAAGATTTTGCATAGGAATATCCTTTTTCGTACTTTCAGTACGTATTATGGTTGAACTGAAAGTTTTTGCAAGTGCTTTAGTATCGTACTCATGGTTCAGAATGAAAAAGTGCGCAAAGAATTCGCCCAGCGGCTAGCGCAAGCCTGTAAAGAAGCTGGTCTTGATGAACATGGTAGGGGAATGGCTATAGCCCGTGCCCTTTCTCTTTCGTCCAAAGGCGTTAGCAAATGGTTTAATGCTGAGTCTTTACCGCGTCAGGAAAAAATGAATGCGCTTGCGAAATTTCTAAACGTTGATGTTGTTTGGCTTCAGCACGGCACTTCGTTAAATGGAGCGAATGATGAAGATACTCTTTCATTTGTTGGCAAATTAAAAAAAGGGTTAGTGCGCGTGGTTGGTGAGGCAATTCTTGGTGTTGATGGTGCCATCGAGATGACCGAAGAGCGCGATGGGTGGCTCAAAATTTATAGCGATGATCCAGATGCCTTTGGTCTTCGTGTGAAAGGAGACAGCATGTGGCCCAGAATAAAATCAGGAGAATATGTACTCATTGAGCCTAACACCAAAGTATTCCCGGGGGATGAGGTGTTTGTCAGAACTGTTGAAGGACACAACATGATCAAAGTTCTTGGCTATGACAGAGACGGAGAATACCAATTTACAAGCATCAACCAAGATCATAGGCCAATAACGTTGCCTTATCATCAAGTAGCAAAGGTGGAGTATGTAGCTGGTATTCTGAAGCAATCTCGCCATCTGGATGACATCGAGGCAAGGGAGTGGCTGAAAAGTTCGTGACTTCATCGTCACATAGCTGGTAACCAGTGGCCTGAAGAGACGTTTGGGTAACCACAATACAACCTTGTTGTCGCAAAAAGATCGCATATGCGATTGTTTATTAGAAATAGAAATCGCCATATAGGCGAATAGTCGATCGCGGCGCATAACCTAAGGAAATCAATAACATATGCCAAATTTACCGATGGGCGGATCGCAGGGTGAATTACCCTTAGTACCTACAGTAGAAGTTGTTGCTGATGGCATTCCTATGGGGGTGCTTAATGATGGAACCCCTTATCTAACTCTTTACGGTTTAGCCAAATTATGTGGCATAGATGAAGCACCTCTTCGAATGTTTACATCTAACTGGGAGACTGAAAAAAATAAGCCAAGAGGACAAAAAGTAGCTGCATACTTAGCTGAGAAAGGATTTAACAACGTTGACCGACTGTATACCCGCGTCATAAATAGCTCAAACGTTGAAACACATGCTTATCCTGACTATGTTTGTATGGCTGTTCTTAGGTACTATGCCCTCGATGCCACAAATTTTGATAGATCCGTTGCAATAGGAAACTTTGTTCGCTTAGCTGAATACACGCTCAAGCGAATGATCTATGAAAAAGCAAACTATAACCCCAACGCTGCCATAGACGTTTCATTCGAAAACTATAGAGCTCGTATAAAGCTAAACAACCAAATACCAACAACTCATTTTGCTGTATTCAGAGAAATAGCAGATATTGCAATGACGTTAATAGGAAATGGCTTTCCTATGGATGATACCACGTCACTAGACGGAAGCGTTGGAAATCACTGGGGAAAGTATTGGACAAAAAACAACCTTTCCGAGAGATTTGGTGATAGAGTTCAATATCAACACATTTTCCCTGAAAACTACAGGCAATCTGCAGCCAACAAGTACATAAAAGCCTGGATTTACCCTATCGAATCATTGGGGCTATTCAGGAAATGGCTTCACGATAACTATGCCATGGAAAAACTACCCAAATATCTTGGAAACAAAAAATCAGTAACATAACTGAACTATTGGAAGCCGTCAAAAAACCAGCATTACCAAACCAGTGATAAAATTATTTACGCTACAGCAACCCGGACTCTGCGCCGGGTTTTCTTTGCCTCACGTTCGCCCACCTAAAAAACATAACCAATTGTATTTATTGATGTAACTCGCTAAACCATGCAGTTATGATCCCTGCCGCATAACCTTCATCAGCCACATTTTCAAAAATAAATTTCCTTATATATCAGAATCATACTTCGTAGAGTTAATAAATCACCAAAATTCGTACCAATAGTTCTTGATAATGTCGAACTATTGGTTCATTATTATCGTCGTCAGCAGGACGCATTACTCACCAGGGCGGTGAATATACAACGATTCGAATATGAATCTACGGCGCTGACAAAGCGCAATAACCAAAGTGAACTTTGGGGTGTGGTGAAGGGTTCATGGACGGGAATATGTCGCACGTAAAGCGGCGAGGCCTGCGGGACTATTGCCGAATTGAAGTAGGCCGAAACAGGTCGAAATGGGTCTCCCACCTACCACACCACCAAAGTTCATCAGGAGGTCTATATGACACGCAGAACTCAGTTCAAAGGCAATTCACGTTCTCGTCGTCGTGAGCGTTTAAAGGCAAAGGCATTAGCTAACGGCGTACTGGCCCGCGAAGAAGCAATAAGTTCAGAAGTATTACACCGCCCTACTCTAAGCAGAGCGCAGATTCAGGCTAAAGGTACTCACGAAACGCCTGAGCGCATAGAAGACGCTAAGCCAATTAAGTTCATGGCACAGGACGTGATCTGGCAACAGAAAGAATACAGACGCAATCTGGAGCGAGCGGCCATTGTGTACGCGAATGAGTTTGGACATAAGCAACCAGAAACTGGTGTATGTCTTCCAAACGTAGCCATTTACGCGGCAGGCTACCGGAAATCAAAACAACTGACGGCGAGGTGACTTGTGTTGGTCGCCAGAAAATGAAATTAGGCAGCAAACCACTTATTTGAGGTGAGATATGACAAAATCATGGAGCGTACCTTTTCCTGAATCAGAAACTGAACATGATGGAATGCCTGTTTTCTGGAGATTCCAGGCGACAGTTGAAGAAGATGGGATAAAAATATTCGCACTTCAATATATAGCTTTTCATCAGACAGAGCATTATGCATGGTTGAACCGCCCCGGAAATCCTGGAGACTAAACTCCCTGAGAAAGAGGTAAACAGGATGACTAAAAATACTCGTTTTTCCCCCGAGGTCCGTCAACGGGCAGTTCGTATGGTTCTGGAAAGTCAGGGCGAATATGACTCACAATGGGCGGCAATTTGTTCCATTGCCCCAAAGATTGGCTGTACACCAGAGACTCTGCGTGTGTGGGTTCGTCAGCATGAGCGGGATACCGGGAGTGGTGATGGTGGACTCACCACCGCTGAACGTCAGCGTCTGAAAGAGCTGGAACGTGAAAATCGTGAACTGCGCCGCAGTAACGATATCCTTAGCCAGGCTTCCGCTTATTTTGCGAAGGCGGAGTTCGACCGCCTCTGGAAAAAATGATGCCACTGCTGGATAAGCTGCGTGAGCAGTACGGGGTCGGACCGGTATGCAGCGAACTGCATATTCGCCCGTCAGCGTATTACCATTGTCAGCAACAGCGACATCATCCGGATAAACGCAGTGCCCGTGCGCAGCACGATGACTGGCTGAAGAGAGAGATACAGCGCGTATACGATGAAAATCATCAGGTGTACGGTGTGCGTAAAGTCTGGCGTCAGTTGTTACGGGAAGGTATCAGAGTGGCCAGATGCACTGTGGCACGTCTCATGGCAGTTATGGGACTTGCCGGTGTTCTCCGGGGTAAAAAGGTCCGTACTACCGTCAGCCGGAAAGCCGTTTCCGCAGGCGACCGCGTAAACCGTCAGTTCGTGGCAGAACGTCCTGACCAGCTGTGGGTGGCTGTATTTTACTTACGTCAGCACATGGCAGGGCTTCGTCTATGTGGCGTTCATCATTGATGTGTTTGCCGGATGTATCGTGGGGTGGCGAGTCTCATCGTCTATGGAAACGACATTCGTGCTGGATGCACTGGAGCAGGCGTTGTGGGCCCGTCGGCCGTCCGGCACAGTCCATCACAGTGATAAAGGTTCTCAGTATGTATCACTGGCCTACACGCAGCGGCTTAAGGAAGCCGGATTACTGGCATCAACAGGGAGTACTGGCGACTCGTATGACAACGCGATGGCTGAGAGCATCAATGGTCTTTACAAAGCGGAGGTAATACACCGTAAGAGCTGGAAAAACCGGACAGAAGTGGAACTGGCCACACTAACGTGGGTGGACTGGTATAACAATCGACGATTGCTGGAAAGGCTGGGCCATATTCCTCCGGCAGAAGCAGAAAAAGCTTATTATGCTTCCATCGGAAATAATGATCTGGCAGCCTGAGTTCACAGATAAAATACTCTCCAGGAAACCCGGGGCGGTTCAGGTTGGTTCCTGCGCATTGGATTGTTAATTTTAAACCAGCACCAAATCAGTGGTTACAGGAATGGAAACAAAGGAGAAATAGATATGCAATTAAGAAAGTAGCAAAAAATGCAGAAAGATCTTTTGCATTCCCAACGAAGAAACTTGCCATTGAAAGTTTATTGCGCCGGAAGAAATACCATTTAATGAGAATCAAACAAGATTTGGCTGTTGTATCAACTCTTGTTGATGGTATGAAGAATATTGATACATCAACACCAGATATTGAATATAACTTTGGACACAACCAAGAAACAGAAAATTGGGTATTTTATTAGTACGAATAAGCACTGTGTATTCATTCCAACGAGTGAATACACGGAGCAATGTCGCTCGTAACTAAACAGGAGCCGACTTGTTCTGATTATTGGAAATCTTCTTTGCCCTCCAATGTGAGGGCGATTTTTTATCTGTGAGGATATGAACAGATGTCAAACATCAAAAAATACATCATTGATTACGACTGGAAAGCATCAATAGAAATTGAAATCGACCATGACGTAATGACAGAGGAAAAACTTCACCAGATTAATAATTTCTGGTCAGACTCTGAATACCGACTCAATAAACACGGCTCTGTATTAAATGCTGTATTAATCATGCTGGCGCAACATGCTCTGCTTATAGCAATTTCAAGCGACTTAAATGCATATGGTGTTGTGTGTGAGTTCGACTGGAATGATGGAAATGGTCAGGAAGGATGGCCTCCAATGGATGGTAGCGAAGGAATAAGAATTACCGATATCGATACATCAGGAATATTTGATTCAGATGATATGGCTATCAAGGCCGCCTGAGTGCGGCTTTACCGCATACCAATAACGCTTCACTCGAGGCGTTTTTCGTTATGTATAAATAAGGAGCACACCATGCAATATGCCATTGCAGGGTGGCCTGTTGCTGGCTGCCCTTCCGAATCTTTACTTGAGCGAATCACCCGTAAATTACGTGACGGATGGAAACGCCTTATCGACATACTTAATCAGCCAGGAGTTCCAAAAATGGATAAAACACTTATGGCTATCCAGACTAAATTCACTATCGCCACTTTTATTGGCGATGAAAAGATGTTTCGTGAGGCCGTCGACGCTTATAAAAAATGGATATTAATACAGAAACTGAGATCAAGCAAAAGCATTCACTAACCCCCTTTCCTGTTTTCCTAATCAGCCTGGCATTTCGCGGGCGATATTTTCACAGCCATTTTCAGGAGTTCAGCCATGAACGCTTATTACATTCAGGATCGTCTTGAGGCTCAGAGCTGGGCACGTCACTACCAGCTGATCGCCCGTGAAGAGAAAGAGGCAGAACTGGCAGACGACATGGAAAAAGGTCTTCCACAACATCTGTTTGAATCGCTCTGCATCGATCATTTGCAACGCTGCGGGGCCAGCAAAAAAGCCATTACCCGTGCGTTTGATGACGATGTTGAGTTTCAGGAGCGCATGGCAGAACACATCCGGTACATGGTTGAAACCATTGCTCACCACCAGGTTGATATTGATTCAGAGGTATAAAACGGATGAGTACAGCACTCGCAACGCTGGCAGGGAAGCTGGCTGAACGTGTCGGCATGGATTCTGTCGACCCACAGGAACTGAATCACCACTCTTCGCCAGACGGCATTTAAAGGTGATGCCAGCGATGCGCAGTTCATCGCATTGTTGATCGTCGCCAACCAGTACGGCCTTAATCCTTGGACGAAAGAAATTTACGCCTTCCCTGATAAGCAGAACGGCATCGTTCCGGTGGTGGGCGTTGATGGCTGGTCCCGCATCATCAATGAAAACCAGCAGTTTGATGGCATGGACTTTGAGCAGGACAATGAATCCTGTACATGCCGGATTTACCGCAAGGACCGTAATCATCCGATCTGCGTTACCGAATGGATGGATGAATGCCGCCGCGAACCATTCAAAACCCGCGAAGGCAGAGAAATCACCGGACCGTGGCAGTCGCATCCCAAACGGATGTTACGGCATAAAGCCATGATTCAGTGTGCCCGTCTGGCCTTCGGATTTGCTGGTATCTATGACAAGGATGAAGCCGAGCGCATTGTCGAAAATACCGCATACACTGCAGAACGTCAGCCGGAACGCGACATCACTCCGGTTAACGATGAAACCATGCAGGAGATTAACACTCTGCTGATTGCCCTGGATAAAACATGGGATGACGACTTATTGCCGCTCTGTTCCCAGATATTTCGCCGCGACATTCGAGCATCGTCAGAACTGACACAGGCCGAAGCAGTGAAAGCTCTTGGATTCCTGAAACAGAAAGCCACTGAGCAGAAGGTGGCAGCATGATACCGGACATTATCCTGCAGCGTACCGGGATCGACGTGAGAGCTGTCGAACAGGGGGATGATGCATGGCACAAATTACGGCTCGGCGTCATCACCGCTTCAGAAGTTCACAACGTGATAGCAAAGCCCCGCTCAGGAAAGAAGTGGCCTGACATGAAAATGTCCTACTTCCACACCCTGCTGGCTGAGGTTTGCACCGGTGTGGCTCCGGAAGTTAACGCTAAGGCGCTGGCCTGGGAAAACAGTACGAGAACGACGCCAGAGCCCTCTTTGAGTTCACGTTCCGGCGTGAATGTTACTGAATCCCCGATCATCTATCGCGACGAAAGTATGCGCACCGCCTGCTCTCCCGATGGTTTATGCAGTGACGGCAACGGCCTTGAACTGAAATGACCCGTTTACCTCCCGGGATTTCATGAAGTTCCGGCTCGGTGGTTTCGAGGCCATAAAGTCGGCTTACATGGCCCAGGTGCAGTACAGCATGTGGGTTGACGCGAAAAGATGCCTGGTACTTTGCCAACTATGACCCGCGCATGAAGCGTGAAGGCCTGCATTATGTCGTGATTGAGCGGGATGAAAATTACATGGCGAGTTTTGACGAGATGGTGCCGGAGTTCATCGAAAAAATGGACGAGGCACTGGCTGAAATTGGTTTTGTATTTGGGGAGCAATGGCGATGAAGCATCCTCACGATAATATCCGGGTAGGCGCGATCACTTTCGTCTACTCCGTTACAAAGCGAGGCTGGGTATTTCCCGGTCTTTCTGTTATCCGAAATCCACTGAAAGCACAGCGGCTGGCTGAAGAGATAAATAATAAACGAGGGGCTGTATGCACAAAGCATCTCCTGTTGAATTAAGAACGAGTATCGAGATGGCACATAGCCTTGCTCAAATTGGAGTCAGGTTTGTGCCAATACCAGTAGAAACAGACGAAGAATTTCATACGTTAGCCGCATCCCTTTCACAAAAGCTGGAAATGATGGCGGCGAAAGCAGAAGCAAACGAGAGAGACCCGGCATGACAACAACAGAATGCATTTTTCTGGCAGCGGGCTTCATATTCTGTGTGCTTATGCTTGCCGACATGGGACTTGTTCAATGACACCTCAGCAAGAAAACGCCCTTCGCAGCATTGCCCGTCAGGCTAATTCTGAAATCAAAAAAGCCAGACAGCAGTTTCCGGATAAAAACGTCGATGACATTTGCCGTAGCGTACTGAAGAAGCACCGCGAAACGGTAACGCTAATGGGATTCACACCGACTCATTTAAGTCTGGCGATCGGCATGTTAAACGGCGTCTTTAAGGAGCGATGAACATGAAAAGCAAAATCATCAGGGAGCTACAGGCTCCTTTTTTATTGTTCGCATTCACCCTCAAGCGTATTAACCAACAATTCAGGGATTAATGGAAGATGGCAGACATCATTGATTCAGCATCAGAAATTGAAGAATTACAGCGCAACACAGCAATAAAAATGCACCGCCTGAACCACCAGGCTATATCTGCCACTCATTGTTGTGAGTGTGGCGATCCGATAGATGAACTAAGACGTCTGGCCGTTCAGGGTTGTCGGACTTGTGCAAGTTGCCAAGAGGATCTGGAGCTTATCAGTAAACAGAGAGGTTCGAAGTGAGCGAAATTAACTCTCAGGCACTGCGTGAAGCGGCAGAGCAGGCAATGCATGACGACTGGGGATTTGATGCGGACCTTTTCCATGAGCTGGTAACACCATCGATTGTGCTGGCACTGCTGGATGAACGGGAAAGAAACCAGCAATACATCAAACGCCGCGACCAGGAGAACGAGGAAATTGCGCTAACGGTAGGGAAGCTGCGTGTTGAGCTTGAGGAAGCAAAATCAAAACTCAACGAGCAGCGTGAGTATTACGAAGGTGTTATCTCGGATGGGAGTAAACGTATTGCTGAACTGGAGAAAAGCGAAGAGCAACTCATTAACGAGCGTGACCATGCTGAGTCTGCTTTAGCTGATATGTACTTCGCAACAACCGGGGATAGGCCTGAGTGGAGTAACTGTTTCAGTTTTTCAGATGCTGTCGATGCCGTAGTTGACAGAATTGCTGATTTAGAAGCCAAACAGCCATCGCCAGTAGTACCGGAAGAAAAACCAATGCCTAACCCTCTTAGCATGTACACAGTTGATGCTGTTGCAGCTATTGCAGAGGTGAGAGGCTGGAACGCCTGCCGTGCAGCCATGCTTAAGGGAGATAAATCATGATTAATCGAACCAAACTGGAGCACATCCTCGAGTATGCCAGGCAGCAGAGGCGCTTTGGCCAGCTTTGTAAAATTCTGCCAGGAGATATGGTTGAAATCGTGGAGATTGCCATGCGTAAGACTGGCAACTCTCCGGTAAGTCCGGGTGGTTGGATAAGCTGTAGTGAGCGAATGCCCGCTCAAGATGATTGGATTTTAATTTATTCAAAGCACGGTGAGTATATGGCAGGACAGGTACAAGAGGAATACGTGGAGTTGAGCGACGGCACTTTATCGTGGTTAGGGAACGCCTTGTACTGGATGCTGCTACCAGAACCGCCGCAGGGAGTGAATGATGAATTGGCCTGAAGCATTCACCGCTGTAGGAGTTGCAATCGCGGTGGCATTTATTCTGTATTCGCTTTTCCGCTGGGGATAAAGGAATGTTCGCTCTGATTCAACGTGGTCAGATATACACCGATAGCGCCGGCTACCCGATAAAAATTCTTCGCTGCATAAACAACACTGTGTTGTACAGAAGAATGGATGGGCGAACACAGTCGGTAAAAATAAACGATTTTAATGAACTGTTTGAACGGATCGATCACCAGGAATACCGACAAATTCTGGCTGAAACAGAGCAGGAGAACCATCTGAAAAAATTACGCGCCATGCAAAGGAGATAAACCGGTAAAGGTGTTCGCGATAAAGGTGAATATCGGCAATGAATAACAATCCTCGCACTCGCGGGGATTTCTTTTATCTGAACTCGCTACGGCGGGTTTTGTTTTATGGAGACAAGAAATGTCAGATTTGGCTATGAAGGTTTTGAAATGGCAATCGACTGGCGATGTTGGCATCAGTAGCGCAACTCTTGCCTCAATCGCATGTGGACTGAAAAAGAATATCTATGGTCATCACTTCGGCGCTCCACATGACGCAGCAGACTTCCGGCGATGCGTTGCACTTGTTGAGCAGATTCCAGAAATCAGAGATTCATTCGACAAGGTTGCAAAGCGCGTTCCGGCATTCAAAGGCATCC